TTGAACCGAAAGACTAATAAATTAGACAAAAGTAGAAAGGAGAAGGATATATCGATGAACAAGCAAAAAATAAGAATTGAGGATTATGACGGAATCGGAAGAATCTTTATTGATGACGTAGAACTACAAAATGTTGTTGGCTACGAATTAAAAAGATGTGCTTCTGAAACAACACATCTATTGATTCGAATCGTTACAAATGAAAAAGATTTAGATTTGAATTTTTCCACTAATAACATTCGCAATGATTTGAGCGGCAATGTTTGAAAGGAACGAGACAGACACAGAACCTAATTTGATGGCGGTTTCCTTAGTCTTATTCCAAACAGTATTGCTCCGAACGTTGTCTAAGAATTGATGACCATTCCAAGTGATGGAATTGATTACCACTTTCATGTGCCCACTAAGGTCGACTGTAGTATTGCCTATAAGGTATCCCGCTTCAATGAGCTTTGCACAAGTGTAAGTGACATCATTGCTAGTGTAGTTAATCTCGATATTTGAACATTCGAGAAACGAAACAAGCTCTAAATTTTCTTCTAAAAATAGCATAACGTCTCTCACACAATCAGCATTCAATCGCATTATTATTTACCTCCTTTCAAACCAATTATATGAAAGGGGATGAGCGAAAGAAAGGAGAAGATATGAACGAATTATTAAAAATTGATACTTCAGATGCAGAGCGCATCACAGTATCAGCAAGAGAATTACACAAAGCATTAGAAGTAAATACAGACTTCAATCACTGGTTTACACGAATGTGTGAATACGGTTTTGAAGCGCAAAAAGACTTTACGACATTTTTGTCCGAAAGTACTGGTGGAAGACCGTCACAAGATGCACAAATCACAGTAGATATGGCGAAAGAAATCGCAATGCTACAGCGCACAGAAAAAGGCAAGGAAGTAAGAAAGTATTTTATCCAAGTCGAAAAAGAATGGAATAGCCCTGAAAGGGTCATGGCAAGAGCACTAGAGATTGCACATAAAACAATCGCTACATTAGAGCTGGAAAACAATAAAATGAAGCCTAAAGCCTTGTTTGCTGATGCGGTAGCAAGTTCTAAAACATCAATCTTAATCGGTCAGTTAGCCAAGATACTTACACAGAACGGTTATCAAATCGGACAGAATAGATTGTTTGAAAAGTTAAGAAATGAAGGCTTTCTAAGCAGCAGAAAAGGAGCTGACTGGAATATGCCACAGCAGAGATTTGTTGAACAAGGGTTATTTGAAATAAAAGAAAGCACCCACATTGATGGCAACGGTGTAAACGTAACGACCAAGACAGTCAAAGTTACTGGCAAAGGTCAGCAGTACTTTATCAACAAATTTTTAGGATGTTAGGAAGGAGCCGCAATGAAAACAACAGCAACCCCACAAGAGGTCATTGCTAAGACGTACCTGAGTATAACTGATGTGCAGATTCTACTAGGCATGACTAGAGAACCGGCAAGACGATTATTTTATAAGGTCAAAAACAGTGAAAAAGAAAAACTTGGCGACTACGATGTATGGCCAAACATGATTCAGAAGGACAACTTACTAAAAGCATTGCACATCTCTCGTGATGCACTACTGAGAGATTTAGAACTACGAGAAGCAAACAAAAAAAGCGCAGTCCAGCAAGACATGAGCGCTTAAGTGACATCAGAAATATGTCACTACCATTTTAACACAGAAAGGGTAGAACAATGAAAACAAATAAAGTTAGTGACGATGCGTTAAAACTGGGGCTTTGCATTTTCTACGCAGCATTGCTTGTAAAAGTCATCACGTTCGTTCTGGGTATCGACTAATGGAAATGTATTGCGAACACTGTCACAGAACATTTGCAGATGACGATATGAAATGGAAAAAGGGATATCACGATTATTCTTATCGGACTTATCCAGTATGCCCATTTTGCTCATCGGAGGATATAGAGGAAAAAGAAGATGATACAGAAAATGAAGAATGATCTAGTGATTATAGAAGAAGATTTCCCATCATTTATCACATCTGAAGAAGATAAATACGAAGAAGAATTTAAAACAGATCTAGAACGTATTGAGAAGATACGGAATCTTGACTGGGAAGGGAAACGTAATGAATTTACAGCAAAGATATAACGAAACGAAAGAACAAAATGCAATCTTGGTAAATGAAATCAAGCGGTACGAACTCGAAATAGAAACGTTAAAGGAAAAAATAATCAATCTTTCCAATCTTAACCAAAAAGCTTTTGAAGTGAATTTGTCGTTAAGCCATGAAATTCTTTGTTATCAAATGTTAACAAAAGTAAACAGGATGAGTACTCTATGAACTACAAAGAATTTTTAAAATCAAAAATAGAACTTGCCACCGATAGTGGGTTTGACATCAGCACAGAAAAGATAAATAAAGCGTTATTACCACACCAAAAAGATGCTGTTAAATGGGCTTTAAAAGGTGGTAGACGTGCATTGTTTGAGTCGTTTGGGTTAGGTAAAACAGTTCAGGAAATAGAGTTCTGTTATCAAGCGATAAAGTATGAAGGTGGCAAGGCACTAATTGTACTTCCGTTAGGTGTAAAACAAGAGTTTACAAAGGATGCTGTAAACATTCTTGGGTATGATAAGCCAATATATTGTAGAACGATGCAAGAAGTCAAAGATTGCACAGGGGATATAGTTTTAACGAATTATGAACGTGTTAGAGATGGAGATATTGAGCCTTCATATTTTACGGCAACATCACTTGATGAAGCATCTGTATTACGCTCTTTTGGTTCTAAAACATATCAAACATTTTTGGATAAGTTTAAAAATGTCAAATACAAATTGGTGGCAACGGCCACCCCGTCACCAAACAAATATAAAGAACTAATACATTATGCCGGCTATTTGGAAGTCATGGATACGGGGCAAGCGTTAACACGTTTTTTTCAAAGGGACAGTACAAAAGCAAACAACTTAACGCTATATCCGAATATGGAAGATGAATTTTGGCTATGGATATCATCGTGGGCATTATTCATCACGAAGCCAAGTGACATCAATTCAAATTATTCGGATGCTGGTTATAACTTACCGAAGTTGGATGTCAGATGGCATAAGCTACCGCTACTACAGAAAGAAATATTTGATAAAAATGGTTCAATGATGCTGTTTGAAACATCAGGCACAGGGCTTTCAGAAGCAGCAAGAATCAAACGTGACAGCATTGATGCAAGAATCGCAAAGGCAAAAGAGATTATTAATGCTTCACCAGAAGATAATTTCATTCTTTGGCATGACTTGGAAGCAGAAAGACATGCAATTAAAGAAGCATTACCTGCAACGGTCGATATATATGGAGCGCAGGATTATGACTTAAGAGAAGAACGTGTAAATGCATTTTCAGATGGTCAAATCAGATTGTTTGCAACAAAGAAAGAGTTATCTGGATCAGGTTGTAATTTTCAAAGGTATTGCCACCGTGAAATATTCGTTGGCATTGATTACGAATTTAACGATTTCATTCAGGCAATACATAGATGCTACCGATTTTTGCAAAAAGAAACGGTGATTATTGACATCATCTATATGGAAAATGAGGCGGAAATCAGACGTGAACTGATGAGTAAGTGGAAGCGCCATGATGAGATGGTCGCAAAGATGATTGCAATCGTTAAAAAATACGGCTTGAACGAAGCAAACAAGGCACAAAGATTACAGCGCAAGATGGGAGTTGAAACCGTGAAAGTAGAAGGAACAAGATATACCGCTGTCAATGATGATTGCGTTGAAGAAACAAAGAGAATGGAAAACAACAGCGTCGATTTAATTCATACATCAATACCATTCAGCAACCATTATGAATATTCGGCAAACTATAACGATTTTGGACATAACACGTCCACACAAAGATTTTTTATTCAAATGGATTACTTAACGCCAGAATTATTCAGAATTCTAAAGCCTGGAAGAGTTGCAGCAATACACGTGAAAGACCGCGTGCTGTTCGGCAATGCGACTGGAACAGGAATGCCGACAATAGAACCATTTCATGCAATGTGTATCAATCATTACATGAAACACGGCTTTCAATATTTTGGAATGATTACTGTTGTTACCGATGTTGTCAGAGAAAACAACCAAACATATCGGCTTGGCTGGTCAGAGCAATGCAAAGATGGCTCAAAAATGGGCGTTGGTTGCCCTGAGTATGTATTGCTGTTCAGGAAGTTGCCTACAGATAGAACAAACGCATATGCAGATGAACCAGTATCAAAGACAAAGGAAGAATACACACGTGCGCAATGGCAGATAGATGCACATGCATATTGGCGCTCATCAGGTAATAGACCGATAACAAAAGAAGAATTAGAAAATGCGCCTGTTTCAACGCTTCAAAAGATATACAGAAAATACTCACGTGAGAATGTATATGACTATGAAGAGCATGTGAAATTAGCGAAGAATTTGGATAAAAACAATCGCTTGCCGGCTGTATTCATGGTCGTTGCACCGGGCAGTTGGAACACACTTGAAGTATGGGACGATATCAATCGTATGCGAACATTAAATGGCAATCAGAAACGTCGAAATTTAACCATGCACGTATGTCCGTTACAAATAGATATTGTCGAAAGAATAATTAACCGTTACAGTAACCCGAATGATTTAGTTTTAGATCCGTTTGGCGGGCTTATGACGGTACCTATGACAGCTGTAAAAATGGGACGCAGAGGGTACGGAATTGAGTTAAATAGTGACTATTTCCGTGATGGTTGCGGATACTTGGAAATGGCAGAAAGAGAAATAGAATCGCCAACATTATTCGATTTGATAGGAGAATGAAAATACGAGGAAATCAAATGGAGAAATTAACACTTTATAAAAAGCCATTTAGCGGAGACCCAGCAAAGGATAGACATAAGTTTATCGGTGGCAGTGATGCCGGAACGATTATGAATGTCAATCCGTGGAAATCTCAATATGAATTATGGCTAGAGAAAACCGGACAGCTTGAACCAGATGATATTAGCGATAAGCTGCAGGTTTGGTTTGGCACAGAAGAAGAGGAAATCGTAGCTAAGCGCTTCTGCTTAGAAACGGGCAAATCTGTACGACGTTCTAACATGACATACCTTTGCAAAGAATATCCATTCTTAGCTGGACATGTTGATCGTATGGTCGTTGGAGAAAATGCTGGTTTGGAGTGTAAGACAACGTCTGCATGGAATAAGACGGCATATCAGGATGGAGAGATACCACAACAATACTACTGGCAGTGTATGCATTACATGATGCTAACAGGGTGTGAGAAATGGTATATCGCAGTTAAAAAAGACAACACACAATTCCATATCCTACAGATTGACCGAAATGACGATCATATAGACGCGTTATTAAGCGCAGAGAGAGCGTTTTGGGATTTGGTGGTAAATAATACTACCCCAGATATAGACGGCTCGAAAAGCACATCTAACGCGCTCCAGAAACGATATCAAAATGATACACAAGATGTGATTGATCTAAGCTGCTCAAGCACAGTCACACAGTGCTTACAATCTATTCAAGATGTAGATGTACAGATAGATGCTTTAAACAAAATTAAAGCGGAGTATCAAAACAAAATTAAAGCAGAGATTGGTGAGCATGAAGGTGGATTCACATCCGCTTATAGAGTCTCATGGAAAACACAAAATAGATCATCAATCGATGCCAAACGATTAGAAAGTGAGCATCCAGATATTTACCAAAAATATCTAAAAACAACTCAATCAAGAGTATTCAAAATTACAAAAATTAAGGAGAAAACATTATGACAGAAATTAAACAGGCAGTTACACCATCTGTACCAGCAACAAATAAAACAACAAATGCAGTAGCAAACGCAAAGAAATTACAATTCAGTGCATTATTAAAATCTGATGCAGTGCAACATAGCTTATCCGGAACGCTTGGAGATGCTATGAAGACAAAGACATTCACATCTTCACTTATTAGTGCGGTTAGTACAAATGCTCAGTTAAGAGAATGTGACGGAATGTCAATCATTAGCGCAGCATTACTCGGTGAAAGCTTAAAGTTATCACCTTCACCACAATTAGGACAGTATTACATGGTGCCATTTAACGATAAAAATAAGGGCAAAGTAGCAACGTTCCAACTTGGTTATAAAGGAATGTTGCAGCTAGCAATCAGATCCGGTCAGTACAAACGCATTAACGTATTACCTATTAAGGAAGGCGAATTAGTTAGTTATAACGCACTTGATGAAGAAATCAAGGTAGAACTAATTAGCGATGAAGTTGCAAGAGAAAAGGCACCTACAATCGGATATTATGCAACATTGGAACTTATCAATGGATTTAAAAAATCTATTTACTGGTCAAAAGAGAAGATGGTAGCACATGCCGAAAAATACAGTATGGGATATAGAGCACACAAAGGATATACATTCTGGGAAAAGGACTTCGATGGTATGGCTCAAAAAACAATGTTAAGACAACTAATTTCTAAGTGGGGAATTATGTCTATTGATATGCAGACAGCATATGAAAATGATATGACAGTACAGCCTTCAATTAACAATACGGATGAAGAAGATGCAATCCACTTTGATACAGTAATCGATGCAGAAACAGGAGAAATCCATGAATGACATCATCATTACCGATTGGATATGAGCCAACTGATACAGCATTAAAAGTTCAGATACTTGCATACTTTCCAATCCCAAAATCATTCAGTAAGAAAAAGCAACGCGAAGCAATCGCATGTACATTGCTTCCAACTGTGAAGCCTGATTCCGATAACATTGCCAAAATCATTCTTGATAGTTTGAATGGCGTAGCATTCTTGGATGATAAGCAGGTAACAGAGTTGTATGTATACAAAGCGTACGATGATAACCCTAGAGTTGTAGTGAGATTGTCAGAAATAAATAAGGAGAATTGCCAATGATCAACAGTGTAGTTTTGGTTGGCAGACTAACACGTGATGTGGAAGTTCGTAAGACAGCTAGTGGCTTATCCGTTGCATCATTCACAGTTGCGTGTGATAGACGATTATCGCAAGCGCAGAAGAACAATAACGAGCAATCAGCAGACTTTATTAACTGTGTTACATGGCGTGGAAGTGCTGATTTCTTAGGTAAGTATGCACGCAAAGGTGATACGGTCGGTGTTGAAGGAAGGCTACAGACACGCACATATGATCGTGACGGTCAGAGGGTGTATGTGGTTGAAGTATTAGCAAACTCAGTTAACTTATTGCACAGTAAGCAAACAGTACAATCTCAAGAACAAGCATCATATGAACCACAACCAACACAGGAACCAAAGCCACAGCAAATGTCAGACTTCGATTATCTTCCTAATGTAGATGTAAGTTCTGATGATTTACCGTTCTAAAAACAGGAGGTACAAAGCATGGCAGAAAGAAAATACTATTGGATAAAACTAAAAAAAGACTTCATGAATAGCGATGCTGTTGACTTCCTGATGTCGCAGAAAAATGGTGCTGAATATGTTGTGCTCTATCAAATGCTATGCCTAATGACAGTTAAGACAAATGGCAAGCTAGAAAGACAATTAAACGAAGTTATCATTCCATACGATGCAGAAAAGATACAACGCGATACGAAGTATTTCAACATAGATACAGTAAGAAACGCCTTAAAACTGTACATTCATTTAGGGCTTATTTACAAAGATGATAATGGCTGTTTGAGTATTGCTAACTATGAAAATTTGGTTGGTAAGGAGAGTCTTTCTGCAGAAAGAGTAAGAAAATTCCGAAATCAAAAAGCGTTACAATGTAACGCCAATGTAACAGAAAAGAAACAAATTTGTAACACAGATATAGATATAGAGAAAGAGTAAGAGATAGATATAGAAAAAGATAAAGATATATAAGTAGTGCATACATATATAAGAAATATAAATAGTGTGTGCTGGCGAAAGTTGCAACTTTTATCTATATTAGGAGGATTTTCGAAAATTGGAAAAATCACAAGTAAGAAATTTGTTGAAAACTTTGCGATTGAGATATCCAGAGTATTACGCAAGAAAAACAAAAAAGGAAATTATTGATATCTTTAACTCTTTTGTAGTCACGCTTGCAGATGTTGATCAGATTGCTGTAGCAGGAGCGCTAGATAGTTACTTCAAAAGTGGTAACTCAAATTATCCTCCTACAGCTGCACAATTAAAATCAAAGGTCATGGCAATGCCTGAATATATGTGGAAACAGGCTGTGCAAGAGATGCAGGATAAATTAACACTACAGATACAAACACAAAATAGAACAAGAAGAGAAATTCTACTGAGCTGTGCAATGTTGATTGCGATGTATGACGTCGATACGAAAGAAGAATTAGTGGAATGGTGGAATGAATACGCAGATAACACGCCACTAACAGAAGAAGAAATAGAAAAAGTGTGGAGTAAAGCACATGAAACTAACATTTGTTGATTTATTTGCCGGCGTTGGTATGGCAAGAATGGGAATGGAACAAGCAGGTTTCAAATGCGTGTACACTTGCGAGTTCGACAAACAAAAAAGAAAGGAATATGAAATCATACATGGAAATATACCAGAAGGATGCGACATCCGAGATGTACGAGCAGCTGACATTCCAAGAGCAGATGTTTGGTTCTTCGGAGCACCATGCCAAGACTTCTCAATCGCAGGACTTAGAAAAGGACTTTACGGAGACAGATCCAGTCTTGTCGGTGAAGTCTTTAGGCTCATTGAAGAAAAAGCAGAAGATAAACCCGAATGGCTTATCTATGAAAACGTTAAGGGAATGCTATCAAGCAACGGTGGCTGGGACTTCATTTCCATACTTATTGAAATGGATGGATTGGGGTATGACGTTGAATGGCAGACTCTCAACACAAAAGATTTTGGACTCCCACAGAATCGGGAAAGAGTGTACACTATCGGACATCTTAGAAAGTACAGTTTCAAACAAATACTACCTATCACAAGCACAGATGGAAAAGATAGTAATACAAAAATAAATATTATTGGTTCAACCGACCCAGGAAAAAAGATACAACAACGAAAATACATTTATGGTGATGACGGTCTAATGGGTTGCCTTACCGCAACTGATTATAAAGAACCTAAAATCGTGCAGATAGGGAGAATGAAATCAAACAGAGAAAACCCTAACCAATACAGAGTTTATGGTACGGATGGTTTATCACCATGCTTGAATACTGCTCAAGGCGGCGGAAGAGAACCGCATGTATTGGTTGAGAACGATAAGAAATACGGCGAAGAATATATAATACGAAAACTCACACCAAAAGAATGCATGCGACTTCAAGGTGTACCCGATGAATACACAGACAAACTAATACAAGCCGGTATTTCAGACAGTCAAATTTATAAAGCAGCTGGAGATGGCTTGACAGTTCCGATAGCAAAGGAAATCGGAGAAAGGATAAGGAAAACTTATGAAGAAAACAACTAATACAACAAATGAAGAAAAAACAAAACTACAACCATTTCCATTTATTGAAAATGAAGATTACTTACTGAAATTAAAAAACGGAAATTATGTTGTTGCGTATTGGGGAAATGGACAATTTACTTCAGATTATAACGATGAGTATATCGAAGAAGAAATTGAAAGCATCGTTGCTTTAAAGGAGCTAGGGCTATGAAAAACAAAGACAAGTATGATTTGAGAAAATTAACATTCAAAATTGAAGGTGAAAATAATCCATCACAGGTGTTCAAGATTTTAGATGGAGCAAATGTGGTATTTGAAAAACCAATTCTATTAAATAGAGCGCATTTAAGTCTATTTCTTTCATGGCTAGAAGAAGAATATAAACCACCAATTCTTGATGATGTTGAAAAGGATTATTTATCAGCAGTGATAAAGCCATGGAAAAATAAAATAAAGTTTATAGAAAAATTTGAGGACACATACGATAAGGAGCGTATATTAATTTGGATTATAGGGGATTGTAGAAATATATATTTACCACAATTCGAAAAGGGAAAAATGTACAAAGGAATGGAAGTAGATAAAAAATACACCTTAGAGGAGTTGGGGTTATGAAAATCTATATCGTACATGAAAATGGCGGTGAATACGAAGATGAATGGGATAACATTTTGGGAGCATTTACCACTTTAGAAAAGGCACAAGAATTAAGGGATAGAAAGAAAAAAGAGAATGATGAATACTCTAAAAAAGTAGAACTTGCATACAGGATACAATATGAAGAGATAAAACTTGAACAATCAGGGCTAAGTAAAGAAGAATATGAATCCTATTGTGATTGTGATCTTGATGACTATATGAATTACTACTACATTACTCAAATTACTTTAGATAAAGAGAGTAGAGAAGAAAGTGTGAATTTAAATGGTGCAAGTTGAAAGTGGTGGAATGAATGATGTCCTTTATCAATTGTGCGGACATAACGTTTCAATCATGGATGGATGGCATCAAGTCCCTGCGCGTTTAATCGCTGAACACTTAAATTTAACAACAAATCAGGCACGTTATAGATTGAGAAAACTTAAACAGTCAGGCTTAGTTGAGTCTTGTCGTGAAATATATAGAGATGACTATAGTTGCTTTCTTTTCGTTGGCTGGAGATTAATGGATAAAGCAAAAGAAACAGAAGAGTATAAAAAGGCTTGGGAAGAAGAAAGAGCCTTATGTAAGAAATGTTTTGATATGGACATAGGAAAACAAAAATGAATAAATATCAAGACAGTTTAGATAATTTTGTAAAAGCGTTAAGCCATTTTACAAAATTTAAAAGTATACATGATTGGAAATCAGACTTACAAGAACTTGTGGATAGGGCTACACCATATAAAATACAAGGAAACGGATTATGCAAATGTGGTGCGAGAGTGCTTGTTTCTTTTCAGGGTTATTGTACTCAATGCGGGCAGGCAATAGATTGGAGTGAATAATGGAAAACATCAATTTAGTAATTGGAATCGTAGCACTCATATTATTCATTGTATTTTGCTGCTGTATTGGATTGTTCATATGTGCATGCATAATAGCAACGTTTATAAGAGCGTGGATTATGTTAAAAGAGTTTATCAATGATGGATTTAGGTGGTGAAGATAATGGATGATGAAATAAAAAATCAATTTAAGGAGGATAAAGAGTGAACTACGATGATCCATACAGAGATGAGCTGCAGGTGATTGATCGTGAGCTACGCAATCACTACGAATATAAGCGACAGCTTGAGATGGTCAATGAGCGTATTGCTGAAATTGATGCGCAGCTGACTTCGATTGGTAGTCCTAGGATTATGAGTCCTGAAGAAGCGAAGTATCAGAAGGGGACAAAGATTTACAGCAATCTCAACATGCTGGATCTCTTCCAGGAACAGGATGAGCTGATGAAGCAGAAGCAAGACCTACTTTACTTGATTAGCAGAGTGCAGGTGAAGTTGAACAAGCTGGACGCTGAGGAGTTGAAACTTATTGAGCAGAGGTACAAGCACAAGAAAACTTTAAGGGAGTTAGCATGTTTAGCAAATAGCAATAAAGATACCATTAATAAAAAAGTGTATGAAATATTGTTGAAAATATTACGGTAGGCAATTATACTGTTAGTACTGAATATGGTACTAGTGCATGGGAAAAAAAGAAAAACTTATTAGTAAAATTGAGAGTAAGCCTTATCCTACAGATGTTTCTTTTGAGGAATTAAAGAAATATCTAGGATATTTTGGCTTAAATGAAACCCATCGTAAGGGCAGCCATGTGCAGTTTAAAAGTGAAAGCGGGAAGCGTAGAATTACGCTTGTATCAAATCAACAGAATTTGAAAGTGGCGTATATTATCGAGGCTGTTAAGACCGCCCATGAAGAAGAATAAAGGAGATATTCAACATGGAAAAGAATTATTTAATTATTACAGCAAAGGTTGATACAGCATCAGGATACGAATTTGTTTCTAAATTTCCTGATGTTCCAGGTGTTGTTGGTGGCGGTACTACTCCAGACGAGTCTGTTAAAGAGGCATATGAGAACTTAGAGTTTCATCTTGAATGCTTAAAAGAGGATGGTTGTACGTTACCTGAAGCAACGCAGATTCCTTGTGATGATGTAAGCGGAAAATTGAATATTAGAATGAGTAAGACATTACATAAGAAAGCTAAATGGGCTGCTGATTTAGAAGGAGTCAGCTTAAATACTTTTATCAATGAAGCGGTTCAACAAAAAGTTACAGAATCATTTGATTGCGAGTGTGCAAGAAAGGTTGCCTGTTATTCCAATATTTTTGAAGAAGCATGGAAGGCTGCATCAAAGACATTCCAACTAAATAATCGAATAGAACGCGTAGGAGGATATTATTATGGTAAAGAAAACGGAACCGACAATCTTCACAGACGGTTTACACGCGCAGCTGCAGCTGCTTGAATATAAATTTATTAATTTCCCAGAAAACTGTGTAAGTATAAAACCTAAAGATACATTTAAACTTATCGAATGCTCAAAAGAAAAATTTGTGGTTGATATAACAAGAACTGTAGAATTTGAGGAAAATCAACTATATAAATTGAAGGTAATTGTTAGGGAAGAATTTATTATAGATCAAGAAAAAACATTTTCTAACTTTCAAAATTTTGATGAGTTTAAAAAAGAGCTGAATAAAAAACTTGTTAGTTTTGTTAATCAATCACCTGCTTATAACGAGATATCTCTTGTTATTGGACAAATTACGTCAATGTTTGGAAATGTACCTGTAGTCCTTCCCCCAAATTATTTAGAAAAATAAAGACATGTCTATTGAAATTTGATGTTATAATGGGCGTAGGCGAAAACCATAGGCAGAAATGCTTATGGTTTTTTTCGTATGCACATTCGAAGCTATCAGCTTAACATTTGAAATCACCCTAAAACTATTTTCAATAAGTACTCCTTTTGTGTTTAAGCTTTCCAGCTGATAGTTTCCAATGTGCGTATGACGATTAGAAAGGGGCAAGCCTATGAAGAAATTAACAGACAAGCAAAAACGTTTCTGTGAAGAGTATGTGGTCGATCTCAACGCAATACGTGCTTACAAGTTAGTATATGCTAACTGCAAAAGCGATAGAACGGCATCTGCTAATTCTAGTAGACTGCTAGCAAATGCTAACGTTGCCGCGTACGTGCGTGAGCTGAAAGAGCAGATTGCACAAGAAGCTAAGGTGACTGCCGCGGATGTACTTAAAGACCTTATTGAAGTTAAAAACAGGTGCATGCAAGCTACGCCTGTTAAGGTGTGGGATTCTGATTCACATTCTTATGTTAATTCTAATAAAGAGTTTACCTTTGACAGTAAAGGAGCTAATACGGCTTTAAAGTTAATAGGCGAACATCTAGGTATGTTCCAAAAGAAAGTTGAACTATCGGGTGGACTAGAAACAAAGCAGTCTAAGGTTGATGATGTGATCGAACAATTGAAGGTTGCTGATGAAGAATGAGCGATTTGCGATTAATCTTATCACCTAAGTTCAAAGCATTTCTAAAGTATGATGCAGAACTGGAAGCACTTGAAGGCTCAACTGCTGCAGGCAAGACAACCGTTGGGGTCTACAAGTTTATCTTGAAAGTTTGGCAATCCCCTAAGAAGCTTCACATCATCGCAGGTGATGATACAGGTACGGTAGAAAAGAACCTGATTAATAAAGACCTGGGGGTTCTGGATGACTTCGGGGATTTGGTTGAGTACCGTGGCAATGGATCAAAAGAGTACAAGATGCCACACTTGATCGTGCATGCCACAACTGGAGACAAGATTGTCTTTATAGTTGGATATTCCACAAAAGAGAAGTGGAAGGACGCATTAGGTGGTCAGTACGGTTGCCTACTTATTGACGAGGTAAACACAGCGAATATGGAGTTTGTACGTGAGTCTATTATGCGTGCAGATTATACGATGATGACATTGAACCCTGATGATCCATCATTGCCGGTGTATAAAGAGTACATCAACCGTTGCCGTCCCATTCAGAAATGGACGAAAGAAACACCACAAGAGATTCTAAACGACCTAAACGAACCGGAGCATCCAAACTGGGTGCACTGGTTTTTTAATTTTGATGACAACTATGGATTATCTGCAGAAAAGAAAAAACAGATTATCGAATCTGTACCAGTTGGTACAAAACTTTGGAAGAATAAAATCAAAGGGCTTCGTGGAAGGGCCACAGGGCTCATTTTTAGCAACTTCGAACGTAAGACGAATGTTATTACGTACGAGCGATTAATCGCTCAAATAGGTGGCAAAGATAAGTTCAGAAAGGCATTTAAGGTTTTTACAGTAGGCATTGATACAGCTTACTCACAAAAGTCGCCTGATACGATTGCAATGTTGCTCCAAGGAATAACGTTTAACGGCAAACTGATAACGCTTGATGAAGAAGTTTACAACAATGCAGACCTGCAGATTCCTATTGCACCAAGTGATACGGTACGACGATTGCTGGACTTTGCAGAACGCAATCGAGAAAAGTGGGGCTTTGCAAGGGATCTGTTTTTGGATTCAGCAGATCAGGCTACGATTACAGAGTTCAACAAGTACAAGCGTTTAAATGGTTCGATTTACAACGTCATTCCAGCATACAAGAAAACAAAGATTATTGACCGTATCAATCTACAGCTTGGATGGATTGCAAAAGGTGATTACCTAGTATTAGACCACTGTAAGAAACACATACATGAGTTGGAAGTCTACAGCTGGCGAGAAGACAAGTATGAGCCGGAAGACGGCAATGATCATACGATAAATGCAAATCAGTATGCTTGGTTGCCGTTCAAGCATGAAATAGGAATTGGAGGACAGACAGATGAGCTTAATGGAGGGCTTTAAAAATATGTTAAAAAACTGGTTAGAAATACAGCCATCTCAACATGGAACGTTAGTGATTCAGGAGTCATTGGACTTTAATACGAACGTCGCTAAGAATAGAATATGGCATCGCGGAGATCCGTATGAGTTGGAACAACTGTATAAGAATTTAAAATCTGAATTAGGCAAAGCATCATTCTGGGCTTCGGTTCCAGTCAATCCAATCCATAAGATCCATACAGGGCTACCTGCATTGATTACTGATACTTTAGTCAGTATCGTTATCAGGGATATGAACAGCATTGAATTCAAAGATAGCACACAGGAAAGTGTATGGAATGAGATTGCAAAAGAAAATAACCTTAAGGAAATCATTGAAGATGCATTATCGGATGTTCTTGTATGTGGTGATGGTGCGTTTAAAATCTCATTTGATCCTTCGCTTAGCCAATTACCCATTATTGAATTTTGGCCGGCTGATGAAGTCGAATTTATATATCAAAGAAAACGACTGAAAGAAATCGTTTTTAAGTCCATCCACAAATCGTATAATGGGCAACAAAACTTCAGATTGTATGAATACTACGGATACGGATACATCAAATACAAATTGATGAAAGTGTTAGGTACACAAGAAGCGGAGGTTCCATTATCAATGTGCCCAGATACACAGGAGTTGACTGATGTTATTTTCGGCAACGCCACAGAAACCACACCAGGAGATTTCATGATGGCAGCACCATTCGTGGTTACACGTTCGAAAAAGTTTTCCGGCAGGGGAAAATCTATTCTTGATCAAAAGAGTTCAGCGTTTGATGCGCTCGATGAAGTTGTAAGTCAATGGATGGATGCAGTTCGGAAAGGACGTGTCAAGACATATATTCCGGATGATCTGATTCCTAAAGATCAGAATGGTAAAGACATTTTGCCAAGTGCATTTGAATCGAATTTTGTTAAGGCTGCGGCCAATAGAAATGAAGGAGCAACTAATAAAATCGAAACGGATCAACCGACTATTCCGTCTGATAACTACTTGCAGAGCTATATCACGCTACTTGATTTGTGCTTACAAGGCATCATCAGCCCATCAACATTGGGTATCGATACAAAAAAATTAGACAATGCTGAAGCACAACGAGAAAAAGAGAAAACAACGCTCTATACTCGTAATAAGATTATTGAAAAGTTGACCGAAGCAGTGATTACACTTATTCAAGTTACAATGGCTTCTAAATCCGTGATGGATAAGAAATATGATAAAAAGTTATTGGATACTGAAGTTTCCATTACTTTCGGTGAGTACGCTAACCCATCATTTGAAGCGGTTGTTGAGACAGTTACAAAGGCTAAACAAGGTGGCGTTATGTCAATCAGAACGGCACTTGATGAGATGTATGGCGATTCCAAAGAAGATACATGGAAAGATAAAGAAGCTCAGCGCATTGCTGAAGAAAGCGGTGTAGTGCAGCTGCCTGAACCAAATGTGCCTGCAGATATGGACACATTTAGTTAATGGATTACGATATTGCTGAAGCGTTTAGACGTATCGAGCTTGAACTGATTTCGTCTATGAAACGTAACTGGCAAAGGCACAATGAAGAAGAAAATAAATACGGCTTTACCTGGTCTAGATGGCAAGCTGAGCAATTAAAGTCTTTGGAGGAATTTAAAAAGAAAAATCCAAGACTTTTTTCTTCGAAATTCAAAGCAATCAATGAGCAGTTTCTTGATAGCATTCTTGGCCAAAAAGAAACAAACTTCTTTGGAGTGCATTCCCATAAGGTGCAGGCTTTAGTTAAAGCGACGACCGGTGATCTAGTAAAGGCTGAGCATGCAATGCTACGTAAAGCTAATGATGAGTACCGCAAAGTCATCTACAATGCACAAACGTATTTAGCAAGTGGCGCAGGAACACTTGATAAAGCGATTGATATGGCCAGTAATGATTTTCTTACTAGAGGGATTAATTGTGTCGTGTACAAAGGTGGCAGACACGTCAACATGGCAACGTACTCAGAGATGTCACTACGTACAACGAATAAGCGTATAGGTATGTATGCGGACGGTGCTAAACGTCAGGAGTTAGGTGTACATACGGTCAAGGTATCAAAGTATGGTATGTGTTCTAAAACCTGCCAACCATGGCAGGGACGTGTGTATGTTGACGACGTGTATAGTGGAGGGACACCAGAAGAAGCTGAAGAACTTAACTTACCTTTGCTAAGTACTGCTATATCTGGTGGCTTATTCCATCCAAACTGTAAACATCACTTAAGCACATATTATCCTGGAATGGATAACGATGATGATGGCGATCCAAGACAACCGGCATATGAGAATCCACCAGGCTCACAAGAGCATTACTATCTACAGCATCAGATTCAGCGTGAAAGAAGATTGCAGGTCGGTTCTCTAAGCAAAGATAAAATTAGAGAACATGCGGATAAAGAACAACGCTTAATAGGGCTTGATGAGAAGTATGTAAAACAAGCAGAACAGTCTTCTTCTACTACAGATTATGAAATAAAACTTGCTGATAATGAAGTTGTTAGAAAGTATTCAATTATTTTTAAGGGATACGTCCCTGCTGAATTAATCGCTGGTAGCGAAAGCTATACTTCTATGTTTGATAAATTTGGATTCAATAGATATGTAATTAGAAGGAGAATAGTTAATGCAGCTACGCCTCCTGGAGAAACAAATGTAGATATAGGAAATCCAGCACTTGCAAATAGCCTTCATGAAAGAGCTCATGATTTGATAAACCAACTGGCCATGAAAAATCTAGGTTTATTAGATGGAATGGTGCTAGAAAAGCATACAGTAGCAGACGTTAATCAAGAAAAACGACGATTATTTATATCGATGTTTGAAAACTGTTTTAGTAATAACCTATCATTTGATGAAATAATGGAAGAAGTAAAAAATGATATTAGTCTACGGGCAACAGATGTTGGAGAATTGATATCAGAGGCATTAACTCAATATTTTGGCGGAAAATATAGCGAAACCTCCAAAAAGGTGTATGATTGGTTTGTAAAGGAGTGGCTAAAATGAGTGAAACATATGGGCATGAATTAGACTTTGCTAGAGAATATATGTTTGTTTTCCCGATAAGAGAAGAGCCTGGATATCATATTCATTTTACAAAAAATTGTCCTAAGGAAATTAAGGATAAGGTTTTGGAACTTTATCCTAAATTAATTGAAGAAACAAAGAGAAGACACGAAGAGGGCTTATACACTAGCAAAGATTATTTTTTCTGATAGTCGGCTAAATCGTTTGTTTATCAAGCATCCTAGAATAGGGTGCTTTTTTCATGCATGAAAGGAGAAAGGGAAATGGTGCAAGTAAAAGTCACACAGAATTATTTCGATAGAGAACAAGATAAGTTGATGAATGTTGATGATCAATTTGAATGCTCTCAGGAACGTGCTGAGCTTCTTACAATGTTCGGAGTAGCAGAGATTCTAAGTGAAGACGAAGGAATTATCGAAGAAACAGAAGAAGTCACTGCAGAAGAGTAGTGGCTTTTCTTATGGCCAATCACGATAAGCCTAAAAACTGTGCGTGTTTGATTTAAGGGAGACACCCAAAAAACAGGAGGAACTATGAAAGAAGTATTAAAGTATCCGCTTCACATTCAGTTTTTTGCTGATGATGGAGCACAACCAAACACTGGAGATGGAAATGACAACAACGGTGCTTCACCTAGCGCGCAAGGAGCAAATTCAAGCGTTTCTATCGACTACGACAAGATTGCTGATGTTTTAGACAAGCGTGGGTCACAAGCTCAATATGCTGCCTTGAAAGGGTATCTAAAGGAGCAAGGTGTATCTGCTGATGAAATGGATAAGGCAATCAAAGAGTTCAAGGATAAGAAAGAAGCTGACAAGCAGTCTAAAGAAAAAGAACAAGCGGATATGCTTGCAGAGAATCAGCGTTTAAAGCTACAGATTCAAAATATTGAAATCGATAAGAAGATTTCAGAACTTGCTGAAGGTGTTAGCGCTGAAAAATTACCTTTCTTAATCAAGGTAATCGACAAGAAAGACATGATAAAACAAGATGGCTCGATCGATGATGAGAAGGTTAAGTCGGCCATTGAAGAAGTTTTAAAAGCCTTTCCGGAGTTTAAGTCCACACAGCAATCTAACAGCGGATTCCAACAGATTGGAGCCAAATCCGGTGATAAGGCAGGCATACAGGATCTGTTAGATCAGGCTTTCGGTATCAAGAAAAAATAGGAGGATTATTAAAAGATGCCAGTAACAAATTACGCAGAGTTATTTGACTCACAAATTAGATCATTATATGATCAAGAACAATTTTCACAGCCATTATTTGATACAAACCAAGATGTCAAATTCGTAAATGCAAAGACAATCAAGGTTCCTGTATTGAAAGTTGGTGGCTATAAGAACCACACACGTGCAGGTTCATTCAATGCAGGTACGTTCTCAAATGAGTATGAATTGAAGCAATTGGATCACGACCGTGATATTGAATTCGCAGTTGATCCGATGGATGTAGATGAAACTAATTCGGTCGTTTCTACTGCAAATATTCATGCTCGTTTCGAAAAGACACAGGCTATCCCTGAATTGGATGCATATACATTCTCTAAGTTACACGCAGAACTAACTCGTGTTCATGGAACAATTAAAACAGATGCGTTAACTGTTGCAAATGTTTTAGCGGACTTTGATGACAACTGTTCCAAAATGAAAGATGCAGGTGTTCCGTTAAGTCGCTGCGTTTTATTCTGCACGTCTGAATACGAAAAATTATTGAAGAATGCTGAAGGTATTACACGCATGATGTCCGTAAACGGTGGTACACAAAACATCAATCGCATGGTCAATACATTAGATGATCTAGGTACGATTAAAGTAGTACCTAAAGATCGTTTAAACACAAAGTATAATTTTACAGATGGCTTTGCGGCTGACCCATCAGGCAAGCAAATCGATTACATTTTAGTTGACCCTGAAGCACAGATTTCTCGCGTTAAGTATTCTTACATCCACATGTTTGAACCAGGGCACGATTCACGCACTGCTGACAATTACCTATATCAGAATAGACGTTATAACGGCACAATGACATTGAATGATGCTGACTTTAAGAAAGGCTGCATTATCCACACTGCTGTCTAATAAGAGGGAGGTATAAATATGTTAAAAGCGGTTAAAGCGAATCAGGTATTTGATATTCAAGAAAACGAAAAGCCATATTACCTAAGAAATGGGTATGACATCTATGAAGATGGTGAGGTCGTTGAATATGCAACTACAAAAACGGTTCCTTACTCTGAATATGTAAAACTAAAAGCAGAGTACGAAAAACTTAAGGCGGAAGTAGAACAAACAGGACAGTCTGAACCGATTGATTCAGAACTAAAGAAAAGCAACAAGAAATGAGGTGATGTAAATGCAATACGTCGATAAAGCGTATTACAAGAGCACCTATAACGGTATTATCTTGACTGAGGATAATGCTGATAGATATTTAACGATTGCTTCACGGCAAGTTAACACTATCTGTAGAGGAAGAATCGAAGGGATGGGCTTTGACAGCCTGTCCCCTTTTCGTAAGTCTTCTATACAAGAGGTGATATGCCGACAAGCAGAATTTCTTTATCAAAACGAAAGCATGTTAGAGACCTACTTGAGTAGCTACGCGATCAATGGTGTTTCAATGCAGTTCGGCCAAGCGTGGAATCTACATGTAGAAGGTGGCATCGCAATGCCTGAAGAACTGTATCAAACACTACTTAGGACAGGTCTTTGCTATAGAGGGTTTGGCTATTATGGGTAGTTGGCCATCATTGGTATTACCGCAGTTCTGCAAGACTCCAATTCATTTGATTTTCCATCAAGAAGGAATTGATGAAGATGGAGCACCGGTCAAAGCTGTAGAGTTGGATGCCTTGTGCAATTATCAAGGCTCTGCAAAGCGCGTACGTACCGATAAAGAGACGTTTGTGCAATTGACGGGTATTTGCCTATTTAACGGAGATGTAGCTCCTAACGTGTTTGAAATTAGCACAGGCGAGGCGATTATCTTCGGAGAGAAGAGGACCATCGTTTCTGGGAAGAAGGCACGTAACCCTGATGGTAGCGTGAATTACTGTGAGGTAGATCTTGGGTAAGGTTAGAATCCATTACGGAAACGTTGCTACATTGCGAGATGGATTACGTCAGGCGTTGTATAAGACTGCTGATGCTATCTGTACAGATGTACATGATAAGCAAGTGATACCGTTTCACAAAGGTATACTGTCGGAGGAGACAAAGCCCGATGATACAAGAGAACCAAATAAGGCATATGTTGTTTCAGCCATGCCGTACGCTCGTAGGCTTTACTTCCATCCGGAATACAACTTCCGTACAGAAAACAATGAGCACGCAGGTGGTAAGTGGTTTGAACCGTGGACTACGAAAGGCAAGTACGCTAACTGGGTAAAACGACGCTTTGAAGCGTTCATTAAGGAGTGTGCAGATGTCTAGTACAATGAGACTTTATGAAATTAGAAACTGGTTGAAAACATTAAATTTATTTGAACATTACTATATCGGTAAGTTGGATCAGAAGCCTGATAAGGCAATAGGTGTTTATCAGTTGTCTACTTCTGGTAGTCCAATAACGGCATTAAGCAATAAGTCTTCGTACAACGTTAAACGTGCATCATTATTGATTCACTGGAACAACAATGCCAGGGAAACAGACGAAGCGGCAAACACGCTTTTTGAAACAATCATGAATGCAAAACATCCAACTATAGGTGATTGGAAAGTGCAGTTTATTAACATGCTAGTTCCGGAACCGCAAGACGTCGGAACGGATGATAAAGGAATCTATGAATCAGTCATAGAAATCGAAATATATTATGAAAGGAAATAAATAATATGTCTGAAAAATATACAGGTGTATTCCCAGTATTTAACAATGAATTCAAGTTTGATATTGGCACAAAAGATACTCCAAAGAAAGTTAATGTAGCGGATTTGGAGTCTTTTTCAGTATCATTCTCTAATGGTATTGAAAACTGGAATCCTATGGATACAAAAGGTTGGCAGCGTGGTCTGATGACTTCTAAGTCTTTGAAGATTGAATTCAAAGGTAAAAGAAACATCGGCGACGAAGGCAACGACTACATTGCTTCTCTTGCTTTCAAGACAGGAAAGGAAGCTACTATTCCATTTGAATGGACAATGGTAAGTGGTGCAAAGTTAGCCTTCAATGCGATTGTAGATGTCACATCTGCTGAAGGTGGAGACTCAACAAATGTTGGAGCATTAGAATTCACAGTTAACTCTGATGGAAAGCCAACTTATACTCCAGCAGTTTAAAAAACAAAAAAATAGAAAGGAATGGGCGGTCAAGACGGCTGCCCTTTTAAATGTATATGGGAAAAATTATCGATATTAGTGCAAAGCTCGTAAATGAGCCTAAGTTCTTACAAGTTGCGGAAGGAAAAACTTATAAAGTTGACGACCGCAAAAATACAGTTCTACAGATGAACGCATTGCTTAATGAGGGTGCAGCTTCAGTAGATGGAATCGATAAGGCTATTAAGTTAGGTCTTGGAGAAGAGGCTTTTAAAGAAATTGAAGCAATGGAGTTATCTATTACAGCTTATCAATCACTATTCATTGGAATGATGGCTCTTGTTACAGATAAGTCATTTGAAGAAATGGAGCAGACTTTTCGTAACACCACAGCATAACGGTGAGTCTTACTATGATTTGTTTGAGGATTGGGATTTAATCGATGCTTCAGTTACTCAGCAATACGGAATCCGTTTAAGATATGAGCCTGAAATGCAGTGGGGAGAGTTCTGCACTCTACTTACTGGATTGAATGGTGATACGCCATTAGGGCATGTAGTTGATGTTAGATCCACTACGGATAAAGAACGCATCAAAAACATGTCTGCAAGCGATAAAAGGATACGAGATGAGTGGCAGGCAAGACAGAGTAAGAAACCTATCGATAGCAAGTCCTATATGCAGTCTATGAGAGCCCTTGAAGAAGCCATGAAGGCATTGGCTTCATAGAAATGAGAGGTGATTAGATGGCAACAGAAGTAGGGTCCGTTGAATTAGGTGTCAAACTGAATGACAACCTTGAAAAAGATGTAGCGAAAGTTGCAAATAAGGCAGATAGCATCTTAACCGGTAGGTTTAATGCTATTGGTGCTACTATCGGAAAAGTTTTGGCCATTACAGCTTTAGCGAGATTCGGATCGCAATGTATTCAATTGGGCTCTGACCTTGCTGAAGTCCAAAACGTTGTTGACGTTACATTTCCTACAATGTCAAAACGTGTAGATGAATTTGCACGTAACGCAATAACAAGTATTGGCATGTCGCAGAAAGTAGCCAAGGAGTATATGGGACAACTTGGCTCTATGGCGCAAGCATTTGGTTACGGAGAAGCTGCATCGTACGATATGGCTTCAGCTATAACAACGTTAACAGGTGATGTGGCATCATTCTATAACCTATCGAATGATGAGGCATTCACCAAGCTAAAATCCGTATTTACAGGTGAAACAGAATCACTCAAGAGCTTGGGTGTCGTTATGACTCAATCGGCTCTTGATGAATATGCTTTGGCGAATGGCTTCGGTAAAACAACAGCCAAGATGTCAGAGCAAGAAAAGGTAGCATTACGATTAGCATTCGTACAGAACGCACTTTCTAATGCTGCAGGAGACTTCGAAAGAACATCAGATGGTTGGGCAAATAGCACACGCGTTTTATCACTTCGTTTTGAAGAGCTTAAGGCGACAATTGGTCAAGGTTTGATAAATGTATTAACTCCAATTATCGGCGTTATAAACGTTATTCTAGGAGGTCTACAGACACTTGCTAATTACTTTGTGGCTTTTACAAGGTTACTTACAGGTGGTAAAGGTGCAGCAGGTGCTACAGGAGCAATAGCATCCAATATAGGTAAGGCTGGCGCAGCTGCAGGTGGTTTAACTTCTGGATTAGGGAAGGCGGGCAAAGCTGCAGATAAATTAAAAGGATCTCTTGCTGGCTTCGATGATTTAAATGTATTGCATGACTCAGAGGACTCAGGCTCCGGAGGCGGCGGGGGAGCTGGAGGCGGTGGTGCTGACTTTGGCTCTTTAGGTATTCCTGATGGCTCAATCGATATGAGCGGAGTAGACGAGATCTACAATCGCGTTAAAGGAGTGTTCGATAAAGTTACTGGATTTTTAAAGGATCACAAAGTAATCATCACTTCACTTTTAGGTGGAATGTTTGCAGGATTTGCGACTTTTGGAATCATAAAGAATTGGAGTGCTATTAAAGGTGTCTTCACTGGACTTTTAGCACCGCTAAAGGCATTAGCAACAGGGTTTTCTACTTTCTTCACAGGTATAGCTAACGGTGAAGGGGTACTAACATCATTGCAAGCGGTCTTTGGTACAGCAACTGGAACGGCTTTATTCTTCGCTGCGATTGTAGCTGCAGTATCTGCCGCGCTCATCTATTTGTATCAGACAAGTAGCGATTTTAGAGCTTTAGTACAGACAGCACTAGACAGCTTGTTAGGTATCCTAAGCAATCTATGGAATAACGTATTAGTTCCTTTAGGTGCATTTCTGTTAGATGTGTTCAATACAGTTATTGTGCCGATTGCTACCTTCTTAGCGCAGGTATTTGTTAAAGCTGTTGATGTGCTCTTTAGCGGTCTATTATTACTGTGGAATAACGTACTTGCACCAATAGCCAATTTCTTGGTAACAGTCCTAAGCATTGCATTAAAAACAATTGTAGATGTGTGGAATGGTTGGAAACCTGCCATTGAAGCAATTGGAGCAGGTGTTGCATGGGTTTGGAACAATATCTTATCTCCACTAGCAGATTTCATTAAAGGAGCTATGTTGGATGCATTTGCGGTTCTTGGCAAATTCGTTGATGAATTATTGAAGAGTGCAACTTCGATGTTCAAAGGCTTTTCTGATTTCTTGATTGGTATCTTCACATTAGATGTTGATAAAGCTATGCAAGGAGTCCAGGAAATCCTTCGTACATTCTTAGGTTTCTTGGATAGAGTTTTCGGAACAAATTTCAGTTCATCGTTTAAGTTTATCAATGGAATCGTAATGGCATTCTTCAGTGGAACACAACAAATTTTCGATGGTATCAAACAGATATTTGGTGGCTTGATTAATTTTATCCAGGGAATATTCACAGGAAATTGGAAACAAGCTTGGCAGGGTATTGTCGATATCTTCGGTGGTATTTTCAGTACGATTTCAGGTGTGGTAAAAGGACCAATCAATGCGGTTATTGCTATTGTCAATGGTGCAATTAACCGAATCAACGGTGTAGGCTTCACTGTACCGGATTGGGTACCTATTATCGGTGGTAAAGGCTTCCGAGTAGATTTACCTAATATTCCAGCATTGGCACAAGGTGGATATATTGGAGCGAATGCTCCACGATTAGCTTTGATTGGTGATAACCGCCACGAAGGTGAAATCGTTTCGCCTGAGAGTAAGATCTATGAACAGACCAAACGTGCGATAGATGATGCACTGATGTCATCACAAGGCGGTAATGGTCAAGAAGTAATTATCCAACTAATGTATGAAATCTTAGAGACACTACAAAATCTAGGAGTCGTGATTGACCGAGATAAATTGCTAAAACTAATAGATCAAAGAAATAAACAACTACAGTTAGCAAAGGGAGGTTAAAGCATGATTGATTATGAATTAATAAAAATTAAAATTGATGGTAAAGATCTCCCTGCGCCGACTAAGTTTGAACCTGAATACGGTGATTTAGACAGTGACAGTTCGTTGCGCGATGTTAAAAAAGGAATCATGCATCGTATGCGTATTCGTTCTCGTGTGTTGAAGATTGCGCTGGCTTATGCCATCGATGACTTAGAAGTGGTTTCAGAAGTAATGAATATGCTAGAACCACCAGAGTTTATGGTCGAAACATTTGATATTAAAACGCTGCGGCGTAAAACGTACAAAATGTATTGCAGTAAATGTAAATTTAAGTATATCGCTATCGGTGATGGCATTTATAGCCAAGGCTACACCTTTGATTTAACGGAGTGCTAGAATATGAAAGTCTATATAAAAAAAGGAACTGCAACACCTGTTGAAATAACAGACCTAGTTGTATCGTTCAATTCGTCTAACAGCATGCAAGAGGATAGACTTTTGGGTAGCACTCCAAGCATGATGTTGGACCTCGATTTAAACAATACAGATGGTGTTCTTAGTGATTGTGCTGGGAACACCTTTTTGATTGATCTAAAAGAAGCTGATAGTACGGAAATTCCGACACAAGAATTCATCGTCCAAGAAGCTCCAGAGAAATACACAAAAAAGTTATCACTGAATTTGTATGACGTGATGATTAAGTTTAACAAGCCGTACAAGAGCTCGTTAACGTATGAAAAGGATAAATATCCAACTATCTCGCAGCAATTAGATGAGATGTCTAATTTGGCTGGTGTGAGAATTGATAAAACAGGGTTATCAAATACTGTGCTGAACAAGAAAGCACAGTGGATAGATACAACAATAATCATGCGTGATTACATTGGTTGGATTGCTGAGTTGAGCGGTACAAATGCACTCATTAACGAGTCGAACACGCTTGTTTTTAGAAATCTCTTTACAGCTGATCATGACATAGAATTTACATCAGATTTTGAAAAAACAGATCTAATAACCATCTCACGTGTTGCGTATGATGACGGTGTTAATTTGATTGCTTCAGGAAACGATACAGGAAAGACAATTTACATTGATGCAAACAATTCCTATTGCGATAGCCAAACCTATACAGATGCAATTTTAGTGAAGTATAATGGCCAATCGTTCTATGGTATGTCAGGTTTAAAAACCTTTGGTAAAGATACGATTAAATTAGGTGATACGGCCACATATGATGGCAATAAGTGTATTGTCCTAAGTATTAAGCGAAAGTATGTAGGTACACAGTCAGTAGTCGAACTTGACGGAGAAGTTGCATTAAAGAATGTCGATTCTGTTGTTACTAAGGTTTCTGATAAAGTAAGAATCAAACGCCTACAGGTTAAAGTGGATCAAGATGCAAACAAGCTTGAAATCGTTGCAAAGAATCTTGAAGATGCAAAAGGCGATGTAGGTAATCTACAAGTTGAAACAAACAAAATTAAGACACAAGTCGAAAATATTTCTGCTGGAACAGTTTCTGGTACAAAGCAATATTATCTACAAACGACGTCAGAAGATAAACCGTCCAAAACGGATTCATCATGGACTACCACAAAGCCCCCGTCAATAGCAGGACAGCACATGTGGTACATGCTTGCAGATGTTTTAGCGAATGGCTCTGAAATTAAACACGATCCATTTGAACTGACGGGTATCAAAGGTGATGCAGGTAGGGGGATTGTTGGTAATCCCAAGCTAACGTATCAAGCGAGTACGAGTTCTATAGTACCTCCAACTGGTCAGTGGTTAGAAAATATACCACTTGTTAATGAAGGCTATACGCTATGGACTAAGACTACATATACCTACAGTGATAAGACGACATCAGACGTATATTCTCCATCAATAGTAGGTAAAGAAGGTAAGGGTGTTAAACATGCCGAACCGCAATACTATTTGTCAACGTCAAAGACAGAATTAGTAGGTGGTGAGTGGTCAAATACGCAACCTGAAAAGACCAAAGATACATGGATATGGACAAGATACAAAACCATCTTTACTGATGATAGTATTGGTTATTCCGAAGCGGTCAAAGCCGATGCATTAAACGGATGGATTGATGTATCTATTGCCAATAAGTCAACCATTGAACAGTTGAATAATTCCATCAATTTGTCGATTCAGGAAACAACGACGATTAAAAATGACCTACAAGCAGCGAAGGATAACCTGTCCGATCTGGAAACGCAGGCGCAACAGTACACTACTAAAGCGGAACTGCAACTTGTTAAAGATGGGATTGCAGAAACGATTTCCGAAAAAGTTGATGACAAGACCAAGATTTTAAAACAGTTTAAGCGGATGGCCGATGGCATGCACATACAAGGTGCGGATGGTTCAGTCACTGAAATGGTATTAGATGAAAAGTCAATGAAACTGGTTGCAAATGGTAAAGTGATGGTCGATGTCAATTCAACGGAAACACGTGTACAAAGTTTAAAAGCGGAAGGCTCTTTTGCGACTGCCGCACATAAGTTTAAGCGTGGAACGTTAAAAGAAATTAGCGGTGAAACTGTTGCGTGTACAAATATCTACTGGATCGGAGGTGAATAGTCATGGCATATATAGGTGATCTGCAAGTCATACCACCGGCAGGTCGGGGGCATATGAACCTCCACGTCGAGTGGTATGAATATTTAACGAATATTGCAAACAACACCACCAATATCCACATTAGCGGCTATGTCTATAACCCTGATGGGGCAACTCTTTTTGATACATACGGCAACGGTCACGGCACGATCCGATTGTATTGGCATGACAACCGACAGGGCGAAGTATATCTCAACGTAGATGTAAATGTTACGTCGTTAGGTGGCTATGAAACTATACCTATCGCAGGCGACATCGTCGTTACACATAACAATGACGGTAGTCTGTTAGGATATGCAGGGATTGAGTGGGTGAAAGAATCATCACTGAACTGGATGCCTGAAACCTGCTTTATTAATACAGGCGGATATGTTGCATTAACGACTATTCCAAGAGCCGCATCAATCAATGAGCACTCATTAGATAATATAAAAGGCGAATATTCGGTAACATATACAAGAAAAAATAGTGCATTTAGAGAAAAACTAAACATCGCTATTATGGGTATAAAGTTCATCAAAACCGTACAGGATTATACGAGCGGAACAGTTATCAAACTAAATAGTGCTGAATGGGAAGATATATACGAAGCAACAAAAAATCTTGATAGAGGACGATGTAATATTGGAATCGTACTGGAAACATGGACATCGGATTTCAAAACAAAGATAGGTGAATCGGCTACCTATACAAAAGAACTGACGATCACAGATTCTCCAACGTTAGATAGCATAGTTGTTGCTGATGAAGGTATTGCAAAAACATATATTCCTAATGTATATGAATGCATGTCCTTATTATCGAAGAAACGTGTTAAAGTGACTGCAAGTGCTAAGAAACACGCAACGATTAAATCAATCACTGTAAGTGTTGGAACTTTTAATAAGACAGTCAACACAACAACAGCAGATGTTTTGTTTGATGGCTTAACAAATGCAAGTGGCGAAATAACGTACACGATTACCGCTACGGATAGTCGCAACAACGTGACAACTTGGGAACAGAAGGCTAAGTACCACCAATACATTAGACCATCAATCATCAATCTAAATGTGGCACGTAACGGAGCAGAAAGTAGCAACGGTGCAATCAGCGCTGATGGCGAATATTGGCAGGGTAAAGTTGGCAATACAACGAACGCAATCAATATCACGATTACAGGCAGTGCAACTGGAAATACAACAGGATTACTCAATGGTAATAAATGGTCTGCAACAAAGCCTATTGGTGGGGCGAACCCAAACCAAGCGTACACATATACACTGACTGCTACTGATAGTTTTGGACAGTCGATTAGTCGAAATATTACATTGGCTATCGAAAAAGCACTCATGCAGCTCGGAAAAACACAGGTTGACGTGAACGGTAACCTTACGGCAGAAGATTATTATTTCAAGAAAAATAACACTTATCAAAGATTGATTGATTTCTTCTATCCAATTGGCTCAATCGTCATGAACGAGAATAAAGATTATGATCCTAATAAGTTATTGGGCGGTAAATGGGAGAAGATAAACGATAGATTACTCATTGGCGCGAGTGAAGATATCCCTATAAAATCCCAGGGTGGTAGTGCTACCCACGCACATGGTCAAAGAGACGGCCGCAATGGAAACTTGGCCGCTGCAATTGGTGCAAGCAATAATAATCCGGATACTATCGGTTACGAAGCTGTAAATGATACAAATATAGGTGCTTTAGGCAATGCGACATATGTTGTTGCTGGCACAAGTATAGGATTTGCAAGTTGGAACCACTTTACAGCTGTTGTTGGTCAAACTGCAGCTGATAATACGTTACCGCCTTACTACGCAGTTAACATTTGGCGAAGAGTTTCATAAGAAAGTGAGATAAGAAAATGGAAATTAAGTTAAATGATGGCAAAACATTTGAAGTTTTGTCATACCAGAAAAATGGTTTTGAATTGATGATACCTTTTAAAAGGGTTTATGATACAGCGGTTCTTATGAACCAAAAGAACGTATCAAATGCAAAGATAGTAGAGTCTATCGGTGGCAAAGAAAACGCTTTATATCAATTTGAAACGGTAAAAATGATAGGCTTTGAAACTAAGGTGGTTGATGAAAACAATATTAGTATTAGGTTTTCTTTTGATGAAGTTCCGCAAGCGGAAATCGATTTAGCCAATCAAAGAGCAGAAACAGAAGCAGTCGCACATTTTATCGCATTGGGTTTGCAAAATGCCGATGTCAAAGACGTTATCAAGTGGGCGAAGTTTTTAGAAGATTGGCATCCAAAAAAGTTCCCATATAAAAAAGGGGAACGATTTAAGCTAAATGGCAATCCGTACGAGGTTATTGAGGATGTAATATCGAGTGAAAACAACACTCCTGATAAGGACACAAAGCATTACAAATTGCTGAAAGAGCAAGAAAACA